GGCTTGATTTACTGGCTCAAATATCACTTCTTCCGGAATGGAGGTATCACTGGCCATATACAGCTTTAGGGCGTACAGCATTTGTGATCCACTGCTCAACTGACCGTTGACTATGATATTGGAGAGGGAAGGGTGTAATCCCATGCCTGAGGTAGTTGCCGAATCAGCTTTCTCTCCTATTTTGACCTGACTTTCTACGAAATCTTTGATTTTCTGGTCGATTGCCTCGACTTTCCATTCGTTTTTGTTCCCATCTTCATCGTAGAAATCCACGGTCTCGATGAACTTACCTGCATTTCTTTTGCCAGTCAGTACCTGCGCCATTTTGTTGAAGGTCTTATCCTTCAGCTCTTCCATTAGCTTGCTGATCTGGGCGTCGGTTTTTCCTGGATTCATTCTTTCCAGCATGTCCTGCTTGTCTTCCCAGTAGCCTGCCGGACTGTGGATGTGGTAGGCTGAGGTGATCCCGTTTTCGCTAAGGTACTTGAGTACTTCTGGAATGTCGGATGACCGCATGATCCAGTTCAGTGAGCCGTAGTAGCTGGGTACACTGTAGAAGTTCCGCCCGAAAGAGTACTTGTTATGATAGCCAATGGAAATTCCATGCTTGAAGGGATTCCAAGGGTCATGAACTGGGTAACTGGTGATGCCTGTATGTAAGCAGTGGTTTTGAAAATCTCCCACCAATATCCGCTTCACAGACTCGAGTCGCTTAGGTCCATTCTCAGGCCATTCTAGTCTGCCATCGGTTCCTGGTATCACTTCCAGGTACTTGATTTTTCCAGCGCCTCCTATTCTTGGCGCTCTATTCCTTACCCGCTTCACGTAGATGCCCTTCATGTACTTGAATTCCACCATGGCCATGTCTATATAGCGCTTGTAATCCCAGCTGTCTAGCCAAGCCTGAATTTCAGGATCTTCTACATATTCACGAGTTACTTTCCCTTCTTTGTAGACCACATTATAGAGCTGAGGGCCATTTCCGTATAGCAATCCCATTTCCCGTTCCAATATCCCAGGAGCGAGGTTGTTTTTGTCCATGATATCACGGATGATCACCGGTAAGTCGTTGTTTACCCCGTGAGGAACGATCTTTACGCCGTCTATTACTGCCGGGTCTGCTTCCCAGTCTATATTTTTTGAAAGGCCTACAAACTCATCAAAATTCGAAAATGGGTTTTGCCCCATCACAAAGGCACCTGCTTCTGTATTTAGCATGCGGGTTTTACCTACTTTTTGCACCTTTTCAGCGATTTCAGTCATAGCAATGTTGTTTTTTGACCGTTGAAGGTCATGAGCGTGGGGATATAGAACCTTCGAGGCTCCAATATGTCCAAGTCTGTGTAAGGTTGTATAAGGTCTGCGTTTTTGATATCCGATACTGGCGACTTGGCAGTAAGCCTGCCCCGGCGAACTTCCACTATGCCAGCTGTAGTCTGTTTGTTCTCAGAATACGACATAAAGGAAAAAGAAAAAGCTTCGCCCGATTTGGACAGCTCTCTCATCTGATTAATAGCCTCATACACGGTTAATTTCCCCATGAAGCTAATTTCGAGACTTCAATCAGGTATGCAAAGGACAGAAGGAGGGGGAATTGTTAATTATTAATTGTTAATTGTTAATGATCGAGTGATCAGTGATGTTGTGATAGGGTGATCGGTGAAGTTAGATATAACGAGGCTTAAACCATCGTACATTTACCAAGTGCCCAGATAATTCAGACTTTTCAATCCTATTGACAGCATCCGGGCCAAAAGGAAATAAAATGCTACCAAGATTATTACTGCTTGTCCCTCCAATAAAATTAACCTTTTTACCCATTACAAAATAACTTCCAGCGCTTTCTGCTAATGGACCAAACCACGGAGCAGATCCACGCTCAGGTAATATCATTAAACCATTACCATGTTCAATCATTTTTTTCGCCCAAATCTCTTTTTGACTGAATGGCGGATTACACCAAACAAAACCTTCCCATTTCATTTTAAGCCCGTTTTCTCCACGTCCATCCCACCAATTCACTTTTCCTATTTTAGTGAACTCACCAGCGCACGGATCTAAATCAAATGGTCCAAGGGATTCCCATATATGATTAGGGGTTTGTAGTATATCGTTTTTTTTCAGTCGCATTTTAATCTTTTCCTATTTGATTATTTTTCTCATCACCCGATCACCCCATCACCCGATCAACTCAACCCCTCACACTAGCATTCCCCACCTCTGGTTTCCTGGCTCCTCTTACATGCCTTCTCCAGGACTTGCGCATCATTAGGTATTTGAAGCTGTCAGAGGCATTCGTGCTTTCCATGGGTAGTCTATGGATGGGTAGCTTTTCGCTACTTTTGTCTTTTCCAAGTTTGGTTCGGCCTCTGTCGGTTTTCTTTTTGGTCTTGGCTAGTTGCAATGAGGACCTTAGCGGTTTGCAATGGAAGTAGTCTATCATCACTTTGGGAAGTTTCCGATTGTGCCCCTGGAATAACTCCATCATGAAGTTGTATTCTTCTTCCTGTTCTATATTGCCCTGACCTTCACTCATAAGTATCACTTTCCAGCCGGTAAGCTTGCCTTCATTGTCTTTTTCCAGGGCATTCTTTAGCTGGGTAGCCAGATCCTGCCCAGCTTTCTTTAGGTTATTGGCCGATCTGTCATAATACAGGTGGATGGTTTTCTCTCTGTGAGGCTTGTAGAATGTCAAAAATTTGTCTGCCAATTCCCTTATCCACTCTGGTGATAGGGTGTAAATGAATTTTTGAACACGGTAATACTTGTCTATCTCTTGGGCCAATGTCATGGAATGCATGTTCCCAAAGTCCATTCCCATGTCTATGGATTTCTTGCGGTCATGGTACTTAAGGATCCGGCAATCTTCCTCATCCTGCAGCCCAAAGCGCAATTCCCAGTCGGGACTAGTCCCATCAGTATTGAAGTGCCGTTCTCCAAGGTTTGCATAGAAGAGCTCACCTGTCTCTGGTGTAGGCTTGAGACTGAGTATGGTGGTTTTGGAGTCGATGAAGTTGTCATTGTAGGCATCTTCAAACCACTCGGGCGTAAGAATGTCGACATTCACATAGGAGCTGGCAATGTAGAACATGTGCTGTGCTTCTTTCACCAGGCGGGTAGCTGTCCAGCGTTCTGCCCACGGCTGCCAGGTGCGTTTCTTCTTGATGATCTCCTCAGTGTCTCCCAACTCACAGGCAGCATAGTATTCTCCAAGCGACTCATTGGTCACTATGGCTGTCTTGAGCACTCGCAGGAGCGCAGGTGTATTCATCCGGTTGCCTCTTTTGAGTATCCAGTCATATTCTCCCACATTGTCCACATTTGGCATATCTGTAGTGAAGGTGTGGCCTCTGTAGAATACAGAGTTACCATATTTTACACGCATCCCACGGATGGCTTTTTGCAGATTGAGGATCCTTTGTTCCCGGAAGTATTTCACCTCATCACCAAACAGGTGCACATAGTTACCACCTGCCAGGGAGGCGGGACGGTCCAGGCTACCAAAGGTGATATTTAATCCTGTGAAGAAGGTAGCCGTGTGCTTATAGCTCACTATTTCATTGTAAGGCTTCCAAAAATGCTCTTTGAGCTCATTGGGCAGGTCTGGCTGTTCGCTCAGGTTCACCTCTGGTGGTTTCTTGCCTATCACGTAGTGCACACCTTCTATCATTCCTTTTGCTTTCAGCCCATCTGTGACAGTTCGCAGTACGTTTTTTTGAAGGTTGGAATAGGTGTCTGCTACCCAGGCCACAGGTGCACCGGGCATGTCGTAGACCATTTCGATCAAGCGCTCTACCTGTATGTCCGTTGTCTTGGAAGATCCACGGCCTGCTATCATAGCCAGGCTCTTGGGTAAGATCATCATGCAGAGCTGACTGAGCCAATTGGCAAACACACGGTCTATGCCCTTACTCTCCGTCTTGGGCTTCTTTCTGTAGCTCATTCAGTCTGTCTTCTATTTTGATCTGATCCATACTGGCTTCCATCCTTAGACGTGCCTTTTCTCTTTCGGGTATCTCCAGGGCTTCTATCTGGATGGCCAGCTCCTGCCGGTTGATCTCCGGAAGGCCTACCACGGTGGAGTCAAGGCTGTAATACCTGAGAGGCTTGAGGTATACTGCTTTGTCCAGCTTCTTGGGATCTTCCTTGTCCAGGCCTCGCATCTTGAAGGCTTTCTCAGTAAGTGAACCGTATACTTCCCAATCTTTTGAAGACTCGGCATTGTCCCGGACGACCAATGCAGCTTCATCCATCTGATCTGCATATAAGTTCCTGAGTGCTTTTTTCTCCACATTCCTATCGGTGTTGAATAGCGTCACGGCCTCATCGTACATTTCAGAAGCTCGACGATATTGGAGATTGAAGGGTTCACGGGTAAAGAACTTGACCGTATTCCTTCGCCCATATTTTCTACTCATGCTGTTGAATAGCGTGAGGGCTTCCAGGTATATTTTCTCCTCATTCTTGAGGTCATTCACACTACCTCCCTGGGTGTAGTCTTCCAGCTTTCGGAGGAGCTTCTTGTCTACGACTCCGCCAAATATGTCCAGCCGTGATATACTCCAACCACGGGATCTTCGTATTTTACCCAATTGCTGAGAAGCAGTTACGTTTCCTTTTTCCGCATCTCCCAGAAGCGCCATCTGTTCTTTGGCTACAGACATTAACTGACCCCGCTTGATGTGGTAATAAACCTTACTTTCTACATCGAGAGCAGATTCGAGAAAAAAACGCTTGTCTACATCAAAATACAGCGCCATTTCTTCCAGGCTGTAACCCAGTGAAGACAGGTGCTCAAGTTCCGTGATACGCTCATCATCCAATGGAAACGATTGGTTCATGATCAAAAATAAATGTCCTCCCCTGATAAGCGAAGGACATTTAATTAGTGATTTCGTTTTTGCATCAGCTCCGAAGATTTTCGGAGCACTTCCACCAGCAAGCGAATTTGCCTTACTTCTTCTTTGCTTACATAAGGCTTTAGTAGTGGAAGAAGCTTCCTTAGCATACAAATCTTATTTAGCGTCAAAATATAGGGTACAAAATCTCGCTCGAAATCAAACATTATTTCCAACTGTTTTCCCAAATGTAACAACTCCTTTCTCCGACATTTTTCTGACATAGTGAATACATTATGTAAGGACCCAACACCTCAGCGGACGGTAAATATCAAGGTAATTGGGCACCTTATTTTAACCCTTTAACAAACCGCCTGCTTTGAAATAATTAGGTCAAAATTGAATAATTATCTTGTTACAAACAACACTTTTTTATATATTTTTAGCATTTTTTTTATAATTATACATTGCATATAATATATTTAAATTATAAAATTGTATTTTTTATTAAATGATTTTATTGATGAAATAATTTTATTATTCAAATTTCCAAATTCATGATGCAACTTTTCCGGTAAGGATATACCTGCCGATCATTTATGAAAATGTATTGTTCATGCATGGCGTTTTCTGAAAAATTACCGCTTCCTTCTATTACAAAATAATTGCCCTGGCTACGAATCAGCGTGATCTTACTATGATTCCAGCAGTAATAAACATCAAAGTTTCGCTCCTTTCGTTGTAATTCTATCAGATCATAAATTTTAGGCATCCGGTGCTTGATTGAATCCGATATGGACATGCTTATCTTTCCTATACTTCCTTTGTCATACCACCTCAAGATGCTGGAAAGTATGCGTTCATTGATAGAATAGGTACTAAAGGTTAGCTCGTCTATTTCCCCGCAGTTTTTGATGATATAGGTAATGAAGGTAAAGGCATTGAAGCTTTTGAGGCTGTAGAGAAAAAAAACTTCTCCGGACTCTGGAAATCTACCCATTAAATTTTTCAATGAAGCGATCTTCGCCAGGTGTTTATTTTCCATCCGGGTCTGGTAGATCATCGATTTATCCTCTCTCCCCACTGACTCCTTGCATGAGGCCAACTCCTTTAAACTAAATAGTTTCATTTAATTTGATTAATT